GCGGCGAGGGCGGTGTCCGAGGCCGGCGGTGACCCGGCTTTTCTGAGCGGCGAGGCTGACCAGAAGCGAACCGCCCGCGCCAGGCACATCGCGGAATCGGTCATCACGTCGGTGCGTTCAGAGATTCAGATGATCCTCGCCAGGCGGATGGGCTTAATGTTCAAAACATGGCGCACCCGGCTCGATACTGTCGTGAGGCCGGCGCATCGAAAACTTGAGGGTGTGACGATACTGATCGACGACCGGTTCCAGACTATTGGCGGGACGATTTCCTATCCGGGGGATCTGACCGCGCGACTGGAGCTTCGAGCGAATTGCCGATGTCTAATGAGCTTCGGGACGGAACTTCCGGGCGGCAACCGCTGATGGGGGTTCTCCAGTTCGGGGTCAGCGTCCTGGCGAGCAGGCGTCTGGTGAGGCTCATTACTGAAGACAAGATCCTCGAGGACGCCCGGATCGAAGCCTTCGCTCGCTGGCCTCCCGAAGATCACAAGTTGTCGTATCTGATGTCCTGTAAGAAGTGCTTGAGCGTATGGACGGCGTTCGCCGCGACCAGCGGGTTGGTTCCCAAGACGCTGGTCGATACGCTGGCGGTCAGTGAAGTGACCATTCTCCTGATGAAGGGGCTCTCGCGGTGGGACTCCTCGAACGAGTGACCGGCTCGGCGAACGGCGTGGTGGAACTGGCGACCGGGCGAAACGGATCCAATGGCCAGGCCCTTTCCGCTGAAACCACGTCGTATAACAAGCCGCGAGGCCTGACTGCTGCGGCCAAGCGGATGAATCTGGGCTCCGAAGAGGACATGCGGGAAATGTCCGACCGGCCCTACGTGGTGTGGCAGGACGAGGCATGGGCCTATCACGATAGTGTGGGAGAGATCAACTACGGGCATGAGATGGTGGCTGCCATTATGTCCCGGCTGCGGCTGTACGCCGCCGTGGTCATCGACCCGGATGCTCCACCGTCGTCGGTCAGCCAGTTGCAGCGACGCCAGACCGAGCAGAGCGAAGACGAAAGTGAGCTTATTGAACGCGCCGGGATGGACTTCCCTGAGGATCTCACCGAAGAGGTTCAGCAATACATGCAGCAGGTTGTGGCGGATCTGGGTAGCGGCTACGGCGGCATTGCGGGATTGCTGAGGGCGTTCACGCTGAACGCTCTGGTGCCGGGCGAGATGTACCTGGCCCGGATCGACAATCGGTGGAGTATCCGGTCCACGACCGAGATAAACGTGCGGCCGGGCATGAAAAAGGCCCTGCTCCAGGAATCCCGGATCGTGCGGACCCCGAGCGGCATGCCCCGGGAACTGCCGGAGAACACCTACATCGCCCGGATCTGGAGACCACATCCGCGCTTTTCCAAAGAGCCCACTTCGTCGATGATCGCGCTGCGGGAGTCCTGCGATGAACTCCTGACGCTGCAGCGCATGATCCGGGGCGTGGCCAGATCCCGAATGAACGCCGGGGTGTTCTTCATTCCCGACACCATGCGGGTGGCGGGCTCCAGCGTCAACGAGGACAAGGAGGAATCCGAAGACGACATCGATGTGTTCATCGACGAGTTCTTCGACGCCATCACCACACCGATCACCGATGAGACGGCGGGAACGTCAGCGGTTCCCATGGTGGTCACCGGGCCGAAGGACGACGGTGAGGCTATCAAGCTAATCTCGGTGTCCCGCGAATCTGACCGGTTCCTGGTCGAGCGGACCGACAAGGTCCTCGAGCGCATTTTGTCCGGGCTGTACATCCCTAAAGAGAAGGTTTCTGGTCTAGACCAGGTTCAATACAGCAACGCCGATCAGGTGTCGGAGGATCTGTACCGCATCCATATCGAGCCGCTGGCTGTGATGCTGTGCGACGCGGTTACCTCGGTGTACATGCGGGTCCGGGTGAAGAAGAAGTTCCCCAATTTGTCCGCAGCCACTTTGGGCCGGCTCGCCATCTGGTACGACCCCTCGGCGATCTCCATCAAGTCCGATCCCAGCGAGTCGGCTTCGGAAGGGTACAAGGAGCACATCCTGTCGGCCGCCGCCTGGCGCCGCGCCAACGGTTATTCCGACACCGACGCGCCTAGCCAGGCCGAGCTGGCGCTGCGGATGGTGGTGGAGAGCACGGGGCGCAACCTGCCCCCGGAAGTGCAATTCCAGGTTCTGCAGGTGGCCCTGCCAGAATTGTTCGGAGAAGCCGGGCCGTTCGCCGCACCCGCCCCGGCCGCCGAGGCTCCCCGGGACGACCGTTACGGTCCTGGAGACGCGGTGTCGGCAGAGGTCAATGGACGCGACGCCGAATCGGCCCGCGCGGAAGTGACGACATGAGGGAGTCGTGATGAACAGCGTTATCCCACCCGTGACCACTGCTGACGATCTCTCCGCGGCGATCGCCGCCGGAGTAGAAGACCCCGGTATTCGCTGGTACTCCATGAAGATGGCGGACAGTTTCCGTCTTCTGGACCAGTTGCCTGCCGATTGGGAGATCAGCATGGTGGCCGCCAACCGGGAATTCTCTTCCGAGGTACGGGAACGCTACGCCGGGCAAGGCATCGCGCTGCCCGACGGTTCCTTCCCCATTCCGGACAAGGACGCCCTGCGCAGGGCCATCGCCAGCATCGGGCGGGCCAGTGACTACGATCGTGCCAGACGGCACATCATCAAACGTGCCCGGGCCTTGAAAGCCGTCGACATGCTTCCCGGTGATTGGAGCGTCACCGCCTCGGCTGGGAACGGTGATGATGACATGATCGCCGAAATGCTGATCCTGCAAAGGAAGAACCTGGAACGCCATGCCCGCATCTGACGTTCTCGTCGTCTCATCCCGGTCCGCCCGGACCTACCCTGTTCCGTCCGGGGTGATGGAGCAGGTCGGGCAGGGCTTGCGCTGGGCGCAGGCGTACGGAACCCAGGTCCCTGAGCCTTACCAGGCTGCTGCGGCGCTGCTGGCGTCGGGCAGAGGTTTGCAGCCCGACGAGATCGAAACCCTGGCCGCGATGGTCGCCGACCTCGATTCGCCGGTTCCGGGATGGAACGCGGGCGAAGACGGCTACCCGTGCCGGCCGCGCATCCTGTCCAGCCTGGCCGGGGGGAACCTTCTGGAAGCATGGAGCGCCACCGTCGCCGGTTCCTGGCAGCAGGAAGTGGAGCGGGAATCTTCGGCACTGCTGGCCAGCATCGGATTCTCTGAGGACGGCCCCGATCCTGAATACTCCTACATCGGGCTGTGTGCGGCAGGCGATCCCGACATCGTGACCGATCTGGTGCGCATCGGGCGCAACGGCGACCATTGGCGCTGGAATCCCGCCGAACCGATTTGGAACCGCGCCGATGCCTCGGTCATAGCGTCCCACCCTGGTGTGGAACCGGACTCTGCGATGCTGGCCGCCATCGTGTCGGCGCTGGCCGACGGCGACAAACTGTGCCTGGTGTACGGCGAGCCCCTGATGTTCCTGCCCGACGAGATGGCGACCACCGATTTTCCCGACGATGTCGAGACAAGCCTGACCGCTGCCGTGGTCGACGACATGGACATCCGGGCGGTGTGGGGCTTGGTGAAGATAGATCCCGGACCGGTGGTGTCACTGCGGGCTGCCGGTGAGTGGCGGGAAATGCCCGGATGGCCACGCGATCCGATGAGGATCGTGGTCCTGGACGAATGGACGTCCGCCGCCGTGGCGATCAAGGCCGACGCGCTGGGTGAGGTGCCCGACATCGTCGTAAGCGACGATGTTCAGACGATTCCAGAGCAGATGAGTCGGGGGGTTCTGGAACTGGCCGATGCGGCATTCGCCAAAGCCATCGCCAGTGTGAGTTCGGCCGTTCCCAGTGACGACGCGGTGGCGCAGGTGTCGAACCGTCAGGCAAACCGGAAACTGATTTCCGAACTGGAGCTCGTGCGGGACTGGACGGTGCTGACGTCGCAGCGGAATCTGCTCGCCGCCGCATTGGCGCCACAGGTGGAGCGGACCGTGGTGTCGGCCGGGGGACGCAATCATCCGGGAGCGGTCCGGCTGCGGAGGTACTGGACGCGGGGGCAGGGTGCGATGAAAATCGCCTGGGGCGCGCACGGGAACTGGCGGCGCTGCTATCGGCAATTGTTCAAATACATGGGCGAGCGGGCTGCCGGATATTGCCAGAAGCTTCACAAGTCACAGACCGGCGTGTACACCGGAAGCCGCGCCCACCGCAACCAACTGGTGGCTTCGGCTAATGCCAGCGCCAATTCCGGTGGAATGATCGCGCTCGTTCCTTCCGAAGCCGATCTGAACCGGCTGGTGCTGGACGAGGACGGGGCTGAACCACGTGAAGAACTGCACGTTACCCTGGCTTTTCTCGGTGAAGCGT